GCCAATGGTCAGCGACGCCGGCTGGGAAAGGTAAGTCGTGGCCGCCATGGTGGCTAGCTCCTTTGGGTTCCGACCCGAACTGTCAGGTCATAGGTGGGAACGTCCTGCCCACCGATTTGCATGAAGCCGGGAATGCCCCGGACAAGGCTGATGCCACTATTCATAATGGTGTCAGCCGTGGTGATGAGGTAATCGACCGCGTCGCTGTTGCCAGGCGGCGCGGCGAGCACTTTCACGCCGAACTCAATCTCGGCGATGTTGTTGTTGAAGCAGGTGAACGTCGGCGGGTCGACCAGGACACTGATCGGCCTTGCATTGCGCACGTCGGTGACCACGGCCAGCCCCAATGCCTGCAGAGACGCCACCAGCGTTCCCTGAGCGGCCGCAAAGATGCCGGAAGCAGTCACGCTACCTGCGAACGGTTGACGCCCAGCAAACGGTTGATCTGGCCGTTGGAGCCAAATGCGACCGGCGTGCCCATCGACTCGAACGAACTGAAAGAGTCAATGGAGCCGCGCTCACGGTACAAACTTCCGGCGAACATGATGGTGCCGAGCTTGACGTCAGCACTGGGCACGGTGCTCAGGCTGTCGTAATACCCGGCTTCCCGCCGGCGGCGGTATGCGTATGCGTTGGCCGCGTTGACGGCCGTGGTAATAAAAGCCGTGTCGTTGGCCGTTGCTGATGCAATGCCCAGCCACGCCACAACGTCAGCGTCGACGATCCACGTTGCCGTAGTCGTCCAGGTGAGCGTGCCGTCGACTGCCCCACGCGCAACATCGGCGTGGGTCTTGTCGAACATCAGCTGATTGAGAATGATCGTTTCGTAGTCGTAGAGAAAGTCGCCTTCCTCGTCGACGCCAACGAACAGGTGCGTCGGCACTGCCACCACGGTGTAAGTGCCGTTCAGGGTCGCTCCGAGCCCTGCCAGCGTGACTGACTGCCCGGTACCAATGTCGGTCCCCTCCATGGTCGCAACAACAAGAAAGTTGTCAGTGACCTGGCGGTGTGTGATCGCATAGGTAGCCATGGGCAGTCAGTCAGCCAGTCGCAGTAATTAGACCAAAGCCATCTTGACGAATTTGGCCGAGTCGATCATCAGGGTGGCGAAAAAGCCCCTGAAAGCCAGCGTCGTGCTGAGCTGTGCCGGGTTGCTCGCCTGAATGGCGCCACGCTGCTGCTCGTAGATCTCAAAGCCGGAAGCGTCCCCGATTGCCATGAAGTCGGCGGGGAAGTTGCGGTCCACAACCACAGACAGACCAAAGGCGTTTCCGACTGCCTCGGTGACGCCGAGGTTGCCGAATGCGTTCATCGGTCCCACCTGCGGGAACAGCGGGCGCTTGCTGTCGTCGCTCAGCTGCACCAGCCAGCCCCAAGACTCGGGGTTCAGGAAAATGTGCGTCGGCAGGTTTCCGTTTGCCGAGCTGAGGATCGTGCGAGCCGCGCCGGCGATCCATGCCGCCCACACAGCGGGCTTGAGGACGTCGTCGGCTTCAAACGGCCTAGTCACGGTGATGCCAGACGCGAGGGCGTCAGCCGCCACATCATCAGTCTGGTTGGCGTAGATCCGCGCCATGTCGTCAAGCAGCACGGTAAGGATCGCCGGGTCAGTCCACTCCTGCGCCTGCTCGCTCAGCTCCACGTAGCCGCCGTAGGTGTTTTTCTGCACCTGGTTGTCAGTAATAACCAGCGTGCCCTGAGTCAGGTCGGTGTTCTGAGTGCTCTGAATGCCCATGCTGGTGTGAGTAGTCACCTCGGGGCGGATAAACACCCGGCCGCCGCCCGGCATAGCGCGGACGCCAATCGCGTCAACCACCGGACGGTTGCCAACAAAGTTGTTGTAAACCGGGGCCAGAATCGGCGTCGGCAGAATTCCCGGCACATCGCCAGTCACGACGTCCGGCGCAGCGGCGCGAACGCGAGCCTGCATCCGGTCAAAGTCAGCGCCGCCCTTGAGGTAGGCGCTCAGGTACTCCACGGCGCTTGGCAGCTCGGCCTTGTGCGCGTAGATGATGGGATTGGTGGGGATGGTGGCCTCGGCCTCGATGGGCTCGGCCTCGATCTTGGCCTCGGACATTTCCTCATGCTCCTGCTCGGTGTTGTCGGTGTCCTGCTCCTGCTGCTCGTCACCCGGGTCGGGGACGGTTGCGGCTACCTGAGTGATAACCGCTTCCTTGAACGCCGGTACGGCGACCAAAGAGATCTCGACCAATGCCGCCTCGGTGACGGTCATAACCCCTTCGGGGTCGGTCGTAAACTTGAGGGGGTGAGCGCCGACGCTCACGGCGTCATACGCGCCAGCCTTTAGCAGCGCCACGGCATCGCGGCTGGCCCTGGTGTCGGCAAGGGTCGCCTCAAACTCAAGGCCCTCATCGCCGTCCACCAGGGTATCGACCACGCCGCGCAGCTGCGTCAAGTCATGGTTCTCGATCAGCTTTGCGGGCTTCTGGGCAACGTCAAATGCGCCACGGGAGAAACGGACCTGCTGCCCGTCGGAAACCGTTGCCACGGTGTCCCAGGGCACGGCGATCCCCGCAATGCGGGCAGGGCGCTCGGCGTCCCCGGCCTCGGCGGTGATCAGCGTGCTGTCAGCGTTGAAACGGATCATGCCTGCTCCACGGTGTCGACCGGCACTTCTGCCGGCATTTCCTCGGTATGAGTGAAGTCCTCGAGGTACTCATCAATGGCGAACCGAACGTGACGCCCTCGAGGCAGTACGTCGTCCATCGAAAGCCGTTCCTCAATGGCGTGGAGGATCGGGCGTGCGCCGAACAGGATCAGATCCTGCCGGGCCTGCTGCGCGTTGGCGTAGGTCATGCCCGACTGGTCAATCGCCAGCAGGTAGGCGGGAATGTCCATGAGCCGTGACAGCTCCTTGGTCTGGTACTCCCGACCTTCCACCAGCTGCAGCTTTGACGGGTCAACGTCAAACGATTCGAACGACACCAGCTCGTTCAGTGCGCCAATGGCGTTGGTGCGACGGTTAGCCGCCCAAGCAGCGGCCATTTCGCCCAGCTCCTCACCGCTCATGGGCTCACCGCCCTTCTGCTGCAAGTAGCCGGCGGCAATCTCGTTAGTGGCGAAACGCTCGGCCGACTGGTCAAGCCTCAGTGCAATCTGAATAGCCCGGCGCCCTGAGTAGATGATCCCCTGCGAACCCGACAGAAACTGCACCACCTGGGAAACGTCTAGGGGGATGCCGTTGAAGTTGATCTTGTCAGCGGGACCGAACCATTCCGGCGGCGCGTTGTTCGGCGTGTCGCACAGGTTTGCCGGAAGCCACTGAAACGTGGCGGGGTAGCCGGTCGAATAGCGCGAGGTGACCATCCAGAACGCTCGGCCGTACAGAATAAGGTCGCGGGCGGTCTTGCTCATAATGAAGTTGCGCGTGATCTTGGGATCGGGGCGCGTCATCCATGATTCGCCCTCGACGTAGAGCTCCTCGTATTCCTGCCCGGTCCACTGAAGCGTGTAGGACTTCAGGTTCAGTGTGGCCACCACGGTGCTCAGGAGGGAGATTGCCCGAGACACCGTGGGGACACTGAGCGCGGCATCTTCTGCGGCTCCCACGCTGTAGCCGATGAAGTGCCCCGGCTGTGGAGCCCCGGAAGCTGCGGCCACCGGCGCCGACGCCATGGCGGGTGTTGCCTTCACCTTCTTGAAGAGCTCCATAACTGAATCGTGCCCCTCATGTATGTCATTTACAAGCGAACACGGCTAAAGATACGATCTGATACCTATGAACGCCGGCGGGGAAGGTGATGAGCCTTGCCATTGCTGGCACCGGCGCCCATAGGCGCGAACGATGTTACCTGCCGAATGCGATTGCAGGCTTCGCCCTGGATTGCGGCCGGGCCACCAGTGAAGCGGCAAAGATCATGCACCTGGCGAGTGTGATCGGACCAGACGACCGCTGTGACGACAAAGCATAACCGCGTTGAGTCTTGACGCCCACAGCACGGTCAACGTGCTCGGCCAACATTTCCTCGCCGGTGTGAACAATGCGGCCTTCGGTTATCAGCTGCCGAATGGTGCCGGTGTGAGTCGCCAGCTCGGCGTAACCGACTTGCACTTTCTTTCGCTCGAGCGCCGGCGGGGCAATGTCAAACAGCGACGGGGTAAGCGCCACCTTGTCGCAGGTGGCAGCTGCTTCCGTGATTGCTTTCCAACAGCCGGACAGCGAATCGGCAAGGAATTCCACGGTGACACCGATTATGTCGTCGTCCAAGCGTTGCGCCCTTACGCCGCAGTAGAGCGATTCATCCATTGACGAATCGACGGCCAGCACGCCGCCGGCGGGGATCTGGTCAACCTTCAGCCCGTCAAATGTGCCTGGCGGAAGCCATGACCGCTCCGAGCTGATCCAGACATTGAGCGATGCCCGCAGGAACGCGGCTTTGTCGACCTGCTCGGATTCGTCTGCCAGCACTTCGGGATCGAGCGTGTAGCCCAATGCGGGGTTTGCCATTTTCCAAACCTCGGGCGTACTCATTGGGTCGACGCCTGGGGGAACTGACCATTCCGCGAAATACAGCTTGGTCACGCGGCCCTCGTCAATCGCCCTCAATCCTTCCTCGCGCATTTGCAGCATTGCTCGGGAATCCTCGGTGCCGGCGGTTGACCAGCACGACAGCAGCGGTGACTTCATCGCACGCTGTGAAGGCATAGCGCCATTCATCAAAACGTCCGAGCTGATGTTCCACACTTCGTCGGCAATGACGTAATGCGGTGAGAATCCGTGGAACGCCTTGGGCGTCGCGGCCTGAACGATCCAGCGGGTGCCGTCAGGTAGCGCGGCCTCATTGCGGCCATAGCTCCACTTCACTTTCGCCCCAAAGTCCTTCTGCAGTATCGGCGCCAGGTGTTCAAAGATCTCAGTCGCCAGATGCAGCTGGTGAGCCGTACTGATAACAAGCACCGGTTCCCCGCGGCGCTTGGGTTCCTCGATCAGTGCCCACATGATCATGGCCTTCAGCGCAACAGTCTTGCCGTTCTGCCTGGCAACCGAAACCAACGACCGCCGGCGAATCAGGTTTCCTTTGCCGTCGTGCTCGAGCTGGCCGGAAAGCGCGGTGACTTGCCATGGCATCAAGTCGATCCCAAGCAATTCCTTGGCGATCTTTGCCACCTGGGGGCCGTAGGTACTTGCCCCGCTCATGGGCGTTTCCAGTCTCGGCGCGATCAGTTCTGATCGGTCGAAATCTATTTCCTCGGCAAAAAGTTTCGGCCCGTTTTGTCCAGGTTCGGCGTCCTCTGGGAGACACGGACGAG